AAGTGGACGCAAAGCTATTTCAGGGCAACTCTGGTGGGCCAATCTTCAATGAAGAAGGCGAGGTCGTTTGTGTCAGCAACATGATGATTACCAAAGAAGGCGGATCATATGGTCTTTGCATTCCTTCCAATCTTGTAAAGAAGGTTCTATATGATTTTGAGAAGTTTGAAAAAGTTAGATGGAGAGCAATGAATGTTTCTGTTGGGTTGACAGAAGACGGCTCATCTGTTATACTACAAGATGTAGAGCCTGATGGAGCTGGTGGTAAAGCTGGACTAAAGTCTGGTGATAAGATTTTGGAAATCTTTACGCCAAACAATCATCCTAAAGGCATCAAGCCTAAAGATGCTAATGACATTATCACTGAACTAGCACAGCTAAGAGGCGATGATGAGATCGTGAAACTTGTAATTGAAAGAAATGGAGAAAAAATTATGATTGATGTGAAGACAAACTATAGACTGTCCGAGGAATATTCTCCAGATAAGGCAAAGTAAATGCCGACTAAAGATGAGATGACTACGTTCTCTTTGTCTATTGAGACGATTGCTAAAGAGAAGCAAATGTCTTACATGGATTCAATTATTGAGTATTGTGAAAGGACAGGATTAGAAATTGAACTGGCAGCTAAACTCGTATCTGGTTCACTCAAAGCCAAGATCAAAATGGAAGCAGAAGAACTACACTTTCTGCCAAAGTCAAATACAGCAAAACTTCCTTTCTAAGGATTCATCATGAAACTGAACGGGTATGAGACTTACTGTCTTTACCTAGCCTTGAAGAACCATTTTACTGTTGACAAATATGATTACTTCAAGTATAATGGTAAGACAAAGAACGTTTCAAAGGAAGCTTTTCTATCTCGCAAAGATAGATTTCAGTTTGAGAAGTTGGCCAGAAAGTGTCCTGATCCAGAGACACATATAATGCTGAACTTCATGGCAGATAAGACATGGATTGGAGATATGCTAGATGATGATGCTTTCTCCTCTGTGACGCAACATGTGAAAAGAATCCAGTCCATGTCTTACTATTTTAAGAATGAAATCGAAAAGTATGATAATCTGAAAGACTTGTTCAAAATGCAAGACAATGGTTATCCTATGTTTCTGAATGAGTATATGCGCGGCGATCTATCTCTGGAAACAATCGTCATTCTAAACTCATTCATCGGTTTCATTTCCAAGTTTGATGCTAAACTAGGTGATGATTATCTCTGGTCTAAATTTAGCTTCAAAGCACGGAAGTTTGCGCCGTTTCTGCTCAGGAACTTAGATAAAAATAAATTTAAGGAACTCTTGAAAACGCAGATAAACGCATCTATATACTTGACACAGGGAGATTCCTGTGCTAATATACATCAATAATACAACGCTATACAACGCAATACAAGGAAACATACAATGTCAAATTTCGCATCCCTCAAGAAGTCTTCTGCTGATATCGGCCGTCTTACCAAGGAAATCGAGAAGTTGAACGCACCCGCTGAAAGCGGTGGCAAGGACGACAATCGTTTCTGGCAGCCTGAAGTAGACAAGGCAGGCAATGGCTATGCAGTCATTCGCTTCCTTCCTGCTCCTGCTGTTGACGGTGATGATGCCCTTCCGTGGGTACGCATCTTCAATCACGGCTTCAAGGGTCCGTCGGGTAAGTGGTACATCGAAAACTCTCTGACTACGATTGGTCAGAAGGATCCTGTGTCTGAGTATAACTCTCAGCTTTGGAATGCTACCAGCGATGAGAACTCGCCGCAGCGTAAGCAGGCCCGCGAACAGAAGCGCCGCTTGACTTACATCGCCAATATCTTGGTCGTTACTGATCCGAAGAACCCTGCTAACGAGGGTCAGGTCAAGCTGTTCAAGTTCGGTAAGAAGATTTTCGATAAGATCACTCTTGCCATGAACCCGCAGTATCAGGACGAGAAGCCGATGAACCCGTTCGACCTGTGGAACGGTGCTAACTTCAAGATCAAGATCCGTCAGGTCGAAGGCTATCGTAACTATGACCTGTCCTCGTTTGACAATCCGTCGCCTCTCAGCGATGATGACGCGATGCTTGAGAAGATTTGGAAGTCGGAGTATTCTCTCAAGGAGTTTACTGATCCGAAGAACTTCAAGTCTTATGACGAGTTGAAGCGTAAGCTGAACGATGTGCTTGGTATCTCTGGAATGGATGTAAGCGGGGTTGATGTCAAGGTAAACGAAACTGTTACTAAGACATATACCAAGTCGGACGAACCTTCGTTTGAAGCATCGAAGCCACGCAAGTCTGTTGAAGACACTCCGCCGTGGACTGATAGTGAAGATGAAGACCTTGACTACTTCAAGTCACTGGCCGACTAAAAGCGAAAGGGGAGCGTTTCTGCTCCCCTTTTTTATACGTTAGACCAAGGAACTCCGCGAGAGTTATATCTGTTTCCAGATTCGACAACTCGACCCATTGATCTGTCAAATGATGGAGAAGGTTCAAAACTGTTATCGGCAGTTAATCTCATAGGATCTAGATTATTAACCGCTGACGCAACTTGTCTTGATCTTGTAGGATCAACTTGAGGTCCATTCTGAGGCATAGACTGAGCGTTAGGATTAGACATGTTCATATTCATCTTAGGTAATATTTGAGAAGCATTCAATCTGGCTTCAGAAGTAACAGCGACCTTGTTATCTTTAGTAATGCCTACAGCTTCACCTGTTCCAACGTTGCCTATTGTTTGACCAGTCTTGTTATCAACCATCTTCACTTCTTCTGCATATCCTGCATTTGCTGTGCCAGTCTCATAATTGTTGACAGCGTTTAGTTCTGAAGGTGTATCAGCAGGTGTTGCTTCAGTTACAGGTTCTGCTGTTGGTGCCATTTGTTGCTGTTCAGGTGGTAATACATCTGATTTTGGAACTATGTCTAATACATTCTGAGCATCACTAGTTTGTTTTTCATCTACAGGAATTTTGTTTTTTCCTTCTCTCATATCATTTATATTTTTAGATATTTCATTCCAATTTTCGATGAATGGTTGTGTCATAACTACGCCTTCTGGCGTGTTTTTGTGTCCTAATGTTGCTCGACCTTCGTCTGGCTGTATTGAACCGTGAGCTACAGGAGCATTTGATAAGACTTCTCCTTTTTCATTAGTGTATGTTGTCGGTATATTATTCTGTAGATAAATTTGAGGTGTTAGTTTCTGCGCGGCCAGCATTTGTTCTTCTGTCGGTTTACCACCACCAGTAATAAATCCAACACCTATTGTGTTTGTATTATCTAGGTCAAGTCTGCCTGTTCTGGCTGGATTACTTGAACCTTTCATCTGATTCATTCTCTTATCTGTAGATTGTAGTTGATATATCTTACCATCTTTAGATATAACATAATGATATCCATATCCGCTAGATCCGCCGCCTCTTGGAGTCTGCTGCGATTTTATTTGATCTTCGATACTTTGTGTTCCAGCAACATGAAATACCACGCCAGAGGCAGGTTTAGCATTTTTTGTTGCTGATTGGCCGTATGCTTTTGGATTATCTATTGTCTCAGATATAGGTATAATTTCACTGCCGGTCATTGTTTGTTGATCAGCAGGAAAAACATCACTAGTGCCCTGAGAAACACCTTGAGCGGATTGTATTTGATTTAGTTCGGCGGGAGTTGGCCCGCGAGAACCAAAATCTTTAGTTATATCATTTATTGTATTATAATATTGATCTCTATATTCATGATGTTTAGCATATTTTGGATCTTCATATCTCCATCTTATATAACCTGTGCCGAGCAAATATGCAGCATTTGCAGGATCAATGTTAGGATTTGAAAGAAATTGTTCAACTTTTTTACTCTTTTCGGTAGTCTGCATTTCTTTCATGTAGAATCTGGCCATGGAATTCATTGTTTCTTGATCAGGAATTAACTCTCCAGACTTACTAAAACGACCTTCGCTCATCAAATGATCTTTTAGTGCCGTTAATCTTGGACCTTGCATAGAGAGCATTCCAAGATTTGTTGCATTATTGTAAGGATCACTGTGCGTGCCAAACATAAATTTTTCTTGAAATCCGTTTTCACGACCAACTTCAGCAACTAGTGATAAAGATTGATTATGGCTAAATCCAGCATTAACAAAAGCATCATATGACATTTTCATTTTTTGATGCGTTGAATCTTTTATTCCTTCAATTCCTGAACCTTTTACATTAGTTTGATCTGGTAAAAGATACCCCAGTCCAGCTTTTTCAGCCGCTCTTTGTTGAGACGGAGTAATAGAAGGTTTAACAGGCGTGGCCGTAACTGAACTTCCAGTGCCAGCAGTATATCCTGTTCCTCCACCAGTGCCACCGCCAGTAGTGCCACCGCCACCGCCACCACTCATCGTTGTTCTTGTCACAGCGGTTTCAAATCCAGATATACTTGGAAGACTTTCTTTATAGTAAGAAGGAAATAGAGAAGAGTATTGCGTTGGCGTCAGCATAGAAAGCATATCATTCAGCAAACCACTCTGAGCCAAAGCCGTCCTGTTCATGACAGGAATGCTCATTAGTTTCTTGTAGTCTGTTGTAAGGTTTCTTGTGTCAAATGCCATCTTACTTCTTTGTCCTCTGAGCAGCCTTCATGTCGGCAGCTTTCTGTTCTTCTTCTTTAATATGTGATCTAAGCAGATCCATATAAATCATTTTTTCCCAAGGTATCATATTTTCTAGCTCAGTCAGACTGTATTTGTGAAACTGCATCAAAGCAAAATTGACCTTAAAGTAGTTTATCAAATTGTCATGGCTGAGCATTACGTAAAAAAACTGGTAAAATCATCATAAACAATATTATGTTCATGTCCACACTTGCCGCAAGTCTTTTTTGCTCTTATAGCAAATGATGGCATCTTACCAGTAAAGCTCTCAATCTTTCTTACCTGCTCTTCTGTCAGTCCGTCAATAAACTCAACCATCTGTTCTCTAGAGTAATCTTTGGCTGACATGATGTTATTCTTGTTAACAATGGCATCAATACATGCTGCCATGATCTTAGTCTTTTTTTCCAACTCATTATCTTTTTCGTCCAGCATTCTCATAAGTGAATATGGCGGAAACTTCATTCTAAGAGACATGGTATTAGATAACTGAACAACTTTAGGCTTGTCCATATTGTATATCTCAAAGTTGCTTATATTAATGTCAGCTGGGAATATACTTCCGCATGGTTGACCTTCTACCATATTATTGCACTTGAAATTGACTTGTATTGTTTCTCCGAGGGACTTAGCTCTCAGAGCGATAAACAGATAGTCAATATCAAAGAATGGTAGCGCGTTTATCTTCACATCGCCTTCCAGAATGCAATTAGATATAACTTGTAGAGTTGTATTGATAATGGTTACAGGATCTTTAGATTCGGCAGCCATCAACAAAAGCTTCTCTTCTTTAACTAGAAAGGGTCTGATTTTTATTTCTTTACCGTTCGAGGGTAAGGTCAAATCATATATTGGCACATCAATCTTAGGCAATTCCATTTTATATCATCCTTTTTTTATTCTATCAACCCGAAAATCTGCTTGTGTCACGATAAGTTCTGCCCTTGACCAGATCATAGTCTGGTGCATTATAAGGCTTTGGAGTACCATCACGAAGACGATACCACTTGGTATATGTGAATGTAACGCCAAGTCTCAAGAAGTTATCATCTGCCCATGTGACTGGTTGTGGATTAACAAGTATGGGCCAAGCGTCTGCAAGAGTAATTAGATACTCTGCTTTAGGAGCAAGGTTTCTTTCATCTAATCTATTATTATCTGCTTCGCCAAATTGAAATAGCTGTATTTCGCAAGAATATTCACTTCTATATCTGAAATCGAAACTGTTTGTAGGATTAATCATTTCCATCCAGTCATCAAAGAACTGTCTTTCTAATGACTGTGCGCGACAGATAAACGTCAGCGTAATATCTTCATATGCGGTCTGATATGGCAGCTTGAAATTTGGACCATAATATCTTAAATCCACGTTCATGAAGCCGCGACCAGGTATCTCTGCCGCTTCACACAGATATGTCAGATCATTCGTGAAAGTAGAATACCCGTTTATGAGTCTCATGACATTGCCACCAGGCAATAATATTCTCACAGCAAATCTGCAAGATCGAACAAGACCGCCATAACTATCGGCATATTGCTTGAAATCATTCATTTCAAGATTAGCGGGTTGATTTTGTATTCTAGGCTCTGCCATTTATTTTTGTCCTAAGTTATGAATTTTGTATCCAAACGGCCACTGGCAACTGTGCTGCCATGTCCCATTCATTTGCTGTTACCTCTATAAAAGGACTTCTGACATGAGAGAACAGATATCTCTTGATACATGGGCGCGTAGCCGATGCTAGACTTCTGGTGCTTTGCAGCAAATCGTAGGACAGTCTGAGTTTTGTGGTTTCGTTCATTTTATTATTTGAGCGATATGTCTGAAGCTTGGAAAGAAGAGCCGATCTCTCGCCCATAGAAAGATAATGCAAGTTAATGCCTAAAAATCCATCTGAATATCTCTCAATGGGAAATACTAGTGGAAATTTATCGTATAGAGGCAAAGTCTTCTTGTACTTCGGATCGTAATAGAAGAAATACATCTTGCCAATAACAGTGGTACCGCGTGTGCGATCCTGATTACTGACAATATTCCTTCTGTAACCCGCAGCAGACCGCGCCTTACCTATAAACCAGTTATTTACTTCTTCTGTTGTAGCCATATGTTTATTTATGTAGATTTATCTTGACAACCACTTGACATGACTGTATTATGGCTATGCCAGCGATGATAAGCATTACTTTATATACCTAATTGATCCTCTGTAATCAGCTTGAATTGCCAGCTTCTATCGGCGCAATACTCACGGGCAGCAGCCCACTTGGCTTGATTCTTACCCCATGTCATGACTTCAGTGATGTACTGCTTGGTTACCTTCTTCTTTTTCTTAGGTTCCATAGTCTCTTTCTTTGGCTTTACTTCCAATATCATTGTCTGAGTATTACCGTTGGGTAACTGTGCCTTAACGATAAAGTCTGGGAAATATCTGTGCCATCTATTGTCTGTTGGGCATACATAAGGTATAGCCAATTCTTCGCTGCTCCATTCTAGTATTGCAGCGTTTTCATCTAAATACTTCATAACTCTTAGTTCCCATAACGAACGATATATG